TATACTATCCGATTTGGCATTTAGAAGTAGAAGATTTACTAGTATTAAAGAACAATAAAGGCACAGATGATAATCGTGTCAGACATATTGATTATGGGGTACAATTTAACAAATTAATGTACGAAAGACTAGTAAATGGACAAGATATTACCTGTTTTAGTCCTAACGATGTTCCTGATATGTATAATGCTTTTTTTAACGATCAGGATAAATTTAAAGAGCTTTATGAGCGAGCAGAAAAGAATACAAAACTTAGGAAAAAAACTTATAAGGCAGTAGAGCTTTTTAGTAAATTTGTACAAGAGCGTAAAGATACAGGTAGAATTTATCTACAAAATGTTGACCATGCAAATCAACACAGCCCGTTTAATGAGGCAGTTGCGCCAATTAAAATGAGTAATTTGTGTTGCGAAATAGACTTGCCCACTGTACCCCTTAACGATGTTAATGACGAAAATGGCAGAATTGCACTATGCACTCTAAGTGCAATTAATTGGGGTAATGTTCGTAACCCAAAAGATTTCGAAAAAATGTGTACCTTAGCAGTACGAGGTCTTGATGCATTGTTAAGCTATCAGAATTATCCGCTGAAGGCAGCAGCATTGGCCACACAGGAATTTAGACCATTGGGCATCGGTATTATTAATTTTGCATACTTTTTGGCTAAACACGATACTAGTTATAGTGACCCAGCAGCACTGAGTCTAGTAGATGAATATGCAGAGGCCTGGAGTTATTACTTGCTCAAAGCCAGCATAGATCTAGCAGAGGAACAAGGTGCATGTACCCGTTGGCAAGATCTTAAAAGTGCAAAAGGTATTTTGCCTATTGACACAAGAAAAGTAGATGTAGATGACCTTGTGCCACACAAAGAACGCATGCCTTGGGGTCAACTAAGGCAAAAAGTTCAACAGGTAGGACAGCGTAATGCCACACTAATGGCACTAATGCCTGCAGAAACATCTGCACAAATCAGCAATGCAACTAATGGCATTGAACCACCAAGAAGCTATGTTAGTGTGAAGCAAAGTAAACATGGGGTACTAAAACAAGTTGTACCAGAATATCGTAAATTAAAGAACAAATACGAATTACTATGGGATCAGAAAAGCCCAGATGGTTATTTAAAGCTATGTGCAATATTACAAAAATACATAGATCAGGGCATTAGTGTAAATACCAGCTACAATCCGCTATGCTATGATGAAGAAAAAATACCAATGAGTGAAATGATAAAACACATTTTACAATTTTATAAATTTGGTGGCAAACAATTATATTATTTTCAAACATACGATGGGCAAGGTGAGATAGATGTTGATAAATTGTCAGCACCACAAGTAGAAGAAGAAATAACAGAAAGCAGCGATGAAAATTGTGATAGTTGCGTAATTTAAGGGGAAAATATGAGTGTTTTTAATTATAAGAACAAAGCCAAACACACCGAGTCTACAATGTTTTTAGATCCAGAGGGAATGAGCCCTTTGCAAAGATTCGAAACATTAAAATATCGCCAGTTTGAAAAACTAACAGAAAAAATGGTAGGATTTTTCTGGCAACCTACAGAAATAGATCTACTACGAGATGCTAAAGATTTTAAAGAATTAACAGAATTCGAAAAACATATTTTTACTAGTAATTTGAAAAGGCAAATTCTATTGGATAGTGTTCAAGGGAGAAGCCCTAATCTAGCATTTTTGCCATTAGCAAGTATTCCTGAATTAGAAACATGGATAGAAACTTGGGCATTTAACGAAACAATTCATAGTAGAAGCTATACGCATATAATTAGAAACATTTATAGTGATCCTAGCCAAATATTTGATGAAATTCTAAATATAGAACCAATCATTAATTGTGCTAAAGATATTAGCAAATATTATGATGACCTAATTGATGCAAGCCTATTATACCAAACACTGGGTATAGGTAAACATACAGTAAATGGTAAGGAAATTGAAGTAAATCTTTATGAATTAAAGAAAAAACTTTGGCTAGCTATCAATAGTGTTAATGCACTAGAAGGTATTCGTTTTTATGTAAGTTTTGCCTGTAGTTGGGCATTTGCAGAATTAAAGAAAATGGAAGGCAATGCTAAAACAATTAAATTTATTGCAAGAGATGAAAATGTACATTTAGGGTTTACACAGACAATTTTAAAATTATTACCACAAGATGATACAGATTTTGCTAAAATAAAAGAAGAAACAAAACAACAAGTTGAGAAAATGTTTCTAGATGCAGCAAAACAGGAAAAAGAATGGGCAACCTATCTTTTCAAAGATGGCAGTATGATAGGACTGAATACACAATTACTGTGTGACTATGTGGACTGGCTTACTTGTAAAAGAATGACTGCTATTGGACTTAATTGTGGTATTAAACCTGGCAGCAATCCTTTGCCTTGGACTGCGAAATGGATTGCTGGGGCAGAAGTACAAGTAGCACCACAAGAGGTAGAATTAAGTTCATATATCATTGGCGGTGTAGTTAGAGATGTGGCTAATGATACATTTAAAGGGTTTTCTCTTTAAAAATTAGATAAGAAAGGAATTCGATGATTACAGTATATAGTAAGGCAAATTGCCCTTTTTGCGTAAATGCAAAAACTTTTTTAAAGAATAAAGGTATAAATTTTGTAGAAGTAAGAATAGATGAAGATGCTGAAGCAAAAGAATTTGTATTAAGTCAGGGGCATCGCACAGTACCACAACTTTATAAAGATGGTAAATTATTTGTAGATGGTGGATATACTGGGCTAACCAAACTAACTGAAAGCCAATTAAAAGCACGGCTAGAAGAATAATTAATTTAATAAAACTCAATTAAAGGAAAAAACATGCTAATCAATAAACAAAAAATTTCGGATGGTGACATTCTTTGTTTCAAACTTGTAAATGGTGACGAGGTAGTGGCAAAATTAGTTTCTGTAGACGATCTTAAATTTACAGTAAGCAAACCTTGCACAGTAATGCCTAGTGCTCAAGGTATAGGTCTTATGCAAAGTCTATTTTGTGGGGATATAAATACTATTGATATTGAACTTCGCAAAGACCATGTGCTTATGTTTGCCCCTGTCATTAAAGAAATGGAAAATCATTATTTAAGTACAGTAACAGGTATAAAGACAGTTAGTAAAGGGTCTATTGTAGTATAAGGAGCGTTATGCCTGGTGGTGTGGTAAGAATAGGTGATATATTTGGGCCTGGTGGTGTAATTGGGCCCCCAATAGCATCTGGCATCTATGTAAATGGAAGACCTGCAGCTTTAGTAGGTGCAGTTTATTCTTCACATCCTTGTTGTGGAGCCAAAAAATGTCCACCAACTCATTGCGGTGGTGCTATAGGTGATGTTCCTGTAGGTGTATTGTTTAACGGAAAGCCGCCTTTAACAAAATCTGGAATAGGATGGTGTAAACATAAAGTAGAGACAGCTAGTCCAGATGTATTTGTGTCAGACGGTGGTATGTTGGGACTAGCAATGGCAATAGCTGGTGCAGCATTAGGTGGACCTGAAGGAATTACTCAGCCAAGCTTTGCTGAACAATTGACACAAAAAATAGCATTTGACATGTTCAATCAAGCACTCTCACAAGCTGGTTATAAATAAAAAATGGCACAAGGCATTCCAGAATATTACTTAGGTGGCACTCCGCAAAGCACTCAAGGGTTGAGTCCACTACAATTAGCATTAGCAGATATTTTAAGAAAAGGGACAGATGTTTCTTTATTTGTAAATCCCGATTTTATAACAGAAATGCAAAGATTTACTGACAGTAAACAAATTTATCCTGCTAATGTAAATGAACAGTATAACTATAACGGAGTTTGGGACGGCTGGAACGACGGGCGACTAGATTCACCTAGCGGATATCAAGGCGCCCGCCCTACTTCATACCCAACACTTAATTTGCCTTCAACAGGTATTACAGGCACAAATTTTATTATCATTGGCGATCAAATATTTGTACAACGAGTTGCTCAAGACTGTGGTCCCGACGAAGACCTAAGATATGAATTAGTGCAAGTGGGAAAAAAAGCAGAAATAGCTGAAGGAACTTTTGCAGTATATGGTAAAATTGTTTATAAAGGGTCATTGGGGTTACCCCAAGATTCTGGTCCAAGTTTTTAATTTAAAAATTAAAGATCAGCATCATGTACACTAATAATGGCAATGGTTATAACTGGTTTGGTGATACAGGGACCTATGGCGGCGTTTTAGAAATAAGAGCAAATAGTGGAGTATATGCTGGTTCATTAAGCAGTCAAGGCAGAATTGTAGCAGAACAATTGAACAATGGTGACTATTTACCAGTTGGAGACCCATTAGTACCTACAACAGAACCTTATAAACCATACTTACCCGGATATTTTGGTCAATATTGGCAAGATCCCACTAAAACCATATTTGGAGCAAATAGTGCAATTCCAGCAATTACTGGTGTTTTGCCTAGTAAATATGGCCAATTGCCTATTCCTCTACAAGGTAGTTTGGTTTATTATATAGACCTTTCTATTTCTAGACTAACAGGCGGTGGAGGGTTAAGCAATAATCAAGTTTTTGACTTATTCTATTTTATTAATAATTTTAATCAGGCTATAACTTGGGTAACAACTTCGAATGAATACATTGAATCTTTAAACCAAGCAGAAAATACTAATTTTGCCTATTACGGATCTAATAATTATACAGACCTTATAACAGGAAATTTTAATGTAATAAAAAATAGCAAATCGGCAATGCTGGCAATTAAAAACATTGGTAAACTAATTGCCACTGTCCCAACTGGACAATTCGGTACCCCTAATGCAGTGGCACAGACTATGTTGGACAATGGGCTAGGCTTTGTAAATAATTTTGCTACAGAGTTAACAGCACAGGGAGTTGATTTAAATAATTTATATAATGTGAATTATACCTCCAGAATTGCTTCTACATTATCTAAGATAACAAATGCAGCAGATTTAATTTTGATACAATCAGTGTTAGAAACTACAGTACCAAGAATGACAAGTCCAATGGACTATACTGATATAGGCAAAGCTAGTGGGATTCCCAATGATGGCCAATTTACAAGAATGCAAGATTTAGGTAAAAAGATTTATGAAATAGCACCTAACCTAGTTTTTGTAATTGGTGCCACATTTGCATCTATGTTGGAAAATTTAAGAACAGACGGTGTAGATCAGATATCCTCTATTAGTTCAACCTCTAGTCTATTAAATCAGGACATTATTGATAGTTTAAGAAGTTACTTGCCACAAAATGCAGACAATCAGACTATAACTGTACTAAATGTAATAGGTGCAGCATCAGGCTACTTATTAGAACCTATGGAAAAAGTTAATAATGGCATTGCAGCACTATATGCTACTAGCTATGGCCCTCAAATAAGATCCTTATTGGAGTTAATTAGTAGAACTAATGCTGGTATAACTATAGATAGTCAAGAACAAAGTTTTGCACAAAATAACCCTAATTATTTTAGTAATCTTTGTGAGCAGTATAAAACACAATATTATAATCTATTAAACACAATTGTAAATGATAAGAATGATAATATTAGTTATATTGTAAGGTTAATAAATGACAATTATGATTTTGTATGTCAACAAATATATTTCGAAACTACAAATTATAGTAAAGCAAATTTTTCCAATATTACTGCACAACAATTACAACTAAATAATGTCAATAGTAATGAAATTATATTTGATTTTGTTACATTATTGCCATTTTATGGTGCTGACAGTTCCAACATAGGTACAGATGCTTTATTGTATGGAATGAGTCAAAATAATACTGGTGGCGATTTAATTAAAGCAATTTTGGCCCAGGCCAAAAATAATCAATTACTGGGCCTATCAGGCGTCAAAATTAATCTTTAATAGTCAAAAAATATTGTAACTGCAATTTATTTGTGTTATAATAGCACAAAGGAGGGAAGTATATTGGAAAAAAAATATATAGAAAGTTCCTTGGCATTCTTAATTAAATGCATTGTTGTAACTGTTTCTTTATTTGGGATTTGTTATGTTGGTAAAATTTATTATGACTACAAACAAGCTGAATTACATAAAGTCCAAACAAAAAATAGTTCTTTTATTCCAACTTTTGATGCAAAGATTAAAGACTTAGAATGTTTAGCTACAAATATATACTATGAAGCAGGAAACCAAAGTTTTGAAGGAAAAGTAGCAGTAGCTCAAGTTACTTTAAATAGATTAAACGATGGTAGATTCGGTAAATCGGTTTGTGAAGTTGTTTATGCCAAAGGGTTAATTAGCGGTAGAATGGTTTGCCAATTCAGTTGGGTATGCGAGAATAAAAGAAGAATCTTAAATACTCAAAGTCCACAATATATAGAAAGTATGCAGGTAGCTAAAAAGGTTTATTTAGAAAATTTCAAATTAAGTGCCCTTACAAATAGTTTATTCTTTCACGCAGATTATGTAGCACCAGGATGGCGTAAAGAAAGAATTATGAAAATCGGCAGACATATTTTTTACAAAGGATAAAAATGAAAATTAATTTCAAGGCTATTGCAGAAAATGTTTTAAATTTTTTACAGGTTCATGTTAGAAAGATTACTGCAGATACATTAAATTGGACTACAGCTATTATTCTTCATTGTGCAACCTTGCCTAATCTTATTGCTATTATTAGTGGGTTAAGTGACAAAATGCCCGATCTAGAAATAATTTTGTTTATTTGGAGCGCATTAACTTTACTATTTGCAAGAGCAATTATTTTACGCGATAGATTAAATATTATTACTATTGGTGCTGGATTTATCACACAAGCAGTACTAATGGCTTTAATAATGTTTAAGTAAAATGAATTACTTTAATCTAAAATATAATCTAAAAACACTTTACGACAGATTAGAATTTCAAGAAATTACAAGTCAACAATTAATTAATCATATAAGAAAAGAAATACCATTTACTGAATGCTCTATTAATCCTGTATATACCATAAGTCTAGAAGAACTCCAATATGATATTACAGGATGTTACTATGCAAGTTATGACTTAGCTGGATTGCCTTGTATAGAATTAGAAATAATGCTACCAAAGATACGAACAAGTTATGAAATTAGCGATTATGATCTTAATAGATCTGTGTGGAACTCAATAATGTTTGATCTAATTAGTGTGTTAGGGCATGAATTCGTTCATATGCATCAATCTAGGAAAAGAAATTTTAATCCAGGTAAAGAGTATAAAAGTAAAATTATGGATCCCAAAATAAAAGAAAATCAAGAGTATTTGGGTATACCAGATGAAATAGATGCATACAGTTTTAGTGCAGCAGCACATATGGCCTATTTTTTACCTAAAGTTGTCTCTTTTCAAGATACAAATGTGTATAATTATTATACAAGTTACTTTAAGAAGTCTGATCCGGTCGTAAAACAATTAGAAAAAAAGTCAAAACAGTATTACAACAAATTAAAAAGGCAATATAATGAAACATGCAGATAATGATATTGACATTGAGGATGAGGATTTCTTAACACATCTTTCTGAAAATGATTTTATTTTCGTTGTGAATTGCGATGGTGAACTTAAAACAATTTTAGTACCAGAAGAATTTGATGCATCACAAACCACTTTACCACCAAATATACAAAAAATGTTTCAAATATTTGGAATTACTGATCTAACTAATCAAACTTTACACTGAAAGGATAAACAATGAAATTCGATTACGGTACCACTCCTAGTGGCTATAAGTCTATTACCTATAATATTAATTGGATGTTGGATACTTTGGCAACACCTAAATCTAATGTAGAAAACTTTAATGATTTCAAAGAAGCAAGACAGGTTATTAATAAAGTTAAATCTAATATTAGAAATGCAAAGTAACACATTTATTTTTGTTTGGGATTGTTATGGACTAGAGTGCTGTTTAAATTTGACAGAGCTAGAACATAACAACTTAATACATATTTTAAAAAATGAAAAATCTAACATTAATGTTATTCTAAATTCTATTTTACTCAGAGCACGATTTAATCCGCAAAGACATTATGAAATCTATACTTGTGAAGTGCAAGAAGGCATAGATCAAAATGATTTAAAAAATATGTTTGACTCTAATCCACAAAAAGCAGCAAACTTAATTAGAAATTTAGGGTCGAAAATTTATAGTGATAGATTCGAACAAGAAAAAGTTTTAATAACATAAATTCAGTGTAGAAAAACACTAAATATATTCTATAACTCTGAATAAATTATGGTATTTGGTTATTTTACCCTTGTGGTTGCTGTACTAATAAGTGCAATTGCTGCTTACTATAGCATAGTAGGGTTGGCAAGTTTATTTGCCGCAGCCTTAGTTCCTGTAATCATCATGGGGGCAGTATTAGAAATCGGAAAAGTCACTGCTGCGTTATGGTTAAAACTAAACTGGAATAAGTCTCCGTTTACATTCAAATTGTATCTTGTACCTGCAGTAGCAATTTTAATGTTTTTAACTAGTATGGGTATATTTGGATTTTTAAGTAGAGCCCATTTAGAACAAACTAGTACAGGTCAGGAAAGCCAAGCTCAAATACAAAGATTAGATACAGAAATAAATCGCAGAACTGATATTGTAAAAAGAGCAGAATTAAAAATAAAAGAACTAGAAAGCACAGGCACTGGTCAAGATGCACAAATTCAAAGTCAAATTGATCGAGAACAAGTTAGAATAGACGCAGCACTAAAAAGAATAGAACCTGCTATTCAAGAACAAAATGATTTAATTGGTAGTCAAAATAAAATATACCAAGATCAATTACTTAAAATAGATCAAGATTTATTAAGATTACAAACTAATTTAGATAAAAACGATATTGCTGCTGCACAAGCACAAGTAGGCGTACAGCCTGATGGCAGAATAGGTCCAAGATCTCAAGCTGCATTTAAAGAATATAGAGATAGACTAAACTTACAAAAAACAGAGATTATTTCACAAATAGAACGAAGTAATAATAATCCAGTAGTACAAAACGCAAGACGAGAAATACAAAGAATAAGAACTACAGCCGAAACTCAAATTAATGAATCTAACCAATTAATTAATCGTTTAAGATCACAATTAGGTAAAGGTCCTTCTACTAATATAGATACATTAATAGACGAACAACAAACACGAATTAAAACCGCAAATCAAGATCTAGAACAATTCATTGAACAAAAATATAAGTTAGAAAGTGAATTTAGGCGACAAGAAGCTGAGTTAGGACCAGTAAAATATATTGCAGAACTAGTATATGGTGATAATCCAGATAAATCTTTATTAGAAAGTGCTGTAAGATTTGTTATTATAATCATAGTAATAGTATTTGATCCATTGGCTTTAGTCCTTATACTTGCAGCACAACAAAGTATAAGATGGGCTAGTGACAGCAAACAACATCCACAACCTAAAGAAGATAAACTATCAGATGTAACAGAAGAGGAAATAGTAAAGGAAACTTCTTTAGAATATTTAATTAAACCGTGGAACCATATTGGCAAATTACAGCCATTAGTAGCAGAACCTAGCATTAAAGTATTGGGAAATTGTTCTATTTGTCAAAGTGAATTAATAGATGCCGGAAATATAGGTGCTTTATGTTCAAATGTAACTTGCACATCATATAATTTAAATAACACCATAGTGGTAGATCAAGACAAAGAAGAATTCCTAACAATAAAGGCAAATAGTACTCAAGAGATTAGCGTTATAGCAGAAGAAAATGCCACTGTAGAGAAAATTACAGAGGCAAAAAGAGGGTTTAAAGCCCCATCAATAAAGATTCCTGAAACTCTAGATTTAACTAAAAAATTACAACCAGTACCAGATAATATAGTAAATACTCAACAACACGATGATAATCAATCAAATGAAAAAACCTAAAATATCAATTATACTACCAACTAGAAAAAGAACAGAACTATTAGTAAAAAGTATAAGCAGTTTATTAGCAAATGCTGCAGATACATCAAACATTGAAATATTAATTGCATACGATTCTGATGATGATGAAAGTAAAACATTTTTTCAACAAGTATGGGCAGATTTTATAGCACAAAGTTCAGCAACAACAAGAATATTTGAAGTTGAACGATTTGGTTATTTAAATCTAAACAAATATGTGAACCTACTAGGTGAAAATGCATCGGGAGATTGGATTATGTTTTGGAACGATGATGCATATATGTTAACTGAAAATTGGGACGAGCTTGTAATAAAAGAAACAGGTTGGTTCGGTCTAGTTAGAATTCCCTGTAGTAATATGAATCATCCTTTCGCACTGTTTCCAATTATCCCAAGATCATGGATAGATGTATTTGGTACTATAAGTCCAGTGGCACATAGTGATTGGTGGATCTATCATGTAGCAAAAAATGCAGAAAGAATTAAAGACATAAATGCTTTAGTATATCATGACCGAGCTGATGTAACTGGTAATAATAATGATATAACTTTTCAAGAAAGAAGCTATGATGCAGATGGAAAAAATCCAAATAATCCCAATGACTATACACATCCAGATCGTTTAGAAGATCTGCGTACTTGGATTGAAAATTTAAATAATTATCTTACCATAAGTAAATAAAAACATGACAATTATTTACACTCATCCAGATATAGATTATGACCCATCTAGAACTAAAATATTAATTAGAAACTGTGATTGGTCATTTGAAACAGTTCAAAAAGTAGTTGATAGTTTAAGTGATAAAAAATATGATATATATCTATATCATGATTCTGTAAATGATTATCAGTATTGTGAAGGTATACGCACATTAAGTAAAAAGGTTTATGATTGGCAACATCATAAACATAAAGACCCAATCGAATGGATAAAGGAAATAGACAATGAGTTCTGATGTTTTTAAATTATCTGGTACAAAGGTATATGTACATGATGGTAATATTGAAAAAGCCATTAAAAAGTTTAAGAAAAAAGTAAATGATAATGGCATTTTACAAACATTAAGAGAAAAAGAGTTTTATGAAAAACCAACTAGTGCTAGAAAAAGACTAGCAGGCGTTGCAAGAAATCGTTGGCGTAAAAAACTAGCAGCAGAAGCTTTGCCCAAAAAAATGTATTAATGTACATAGAATTTGACCTAAAAAAAAATTTTGGTCCAATGGTACAAGTAGAAATACAGCAATGGGCTGAACAGTTCAATATTCAGTATAATATCAAAATTAATAAACAAATATTAAAATTAACTTTTGTAGATAATGAATTATATTCATTTTTTTGTTTAACTTGGAATCCTAAACATAATTGGACCTACAAATTAATTGAACCTTTAAAAAATTGACATAAGAACAATTTTCATGTATAAATATATTTGTAGATGCTCATTAGAGGTCTACAGTCATTAACTTGCTTAAGAAAGGAGATAAAAAATGACAAACTTTTCACTTCGTACTCTAGACCTACCTACACTTCATCGCCATGCAATTGGATTCGATCGAATTTTCGATGAATTAAATCGCACTTTTGCTAATAGCAAAAATGATGGCAATTATCCTCCGTATAATGTAATTAATTTACCAGAGGATAAATTTATTATTGAAGTAGCGGTAGCTGGTTTCGAGGAAAATGAACTTGATGTAGAAGTTAGAGAAAACATTCTCACTATCAAAGGCACTAAAACTACTGATAAAGATGTTAACTTAGACTATTTACATAAAGGTATTAGCGACCGTAATTTTACTCGTACATTTACATTGAATAGTGATATTCATGTTAAAGGTGCCACAGTAAAAAATGGTATCCTAGCTATTGCACTTGAGCTTATTGTTCCTGAGGAACAAAAGCCTAAGAAAATTGCAATTGCATTCCAGAAATAATTAACTGGCATGGGGGGAGAAATCTCCCCATGATATAAATGACAGATGCAGATGTAAAAACTCCCACAAAAATTAAAAACAAAATTAATATTCATGAACCTAGCAAATATCATGTAATTTACATTAATGATGATGTAACAACTCAAGAATTTGTTGCTGAAACTCTTATTAGTATTTTTAACTATAGTTCTATTGAAGCAGAAGAAATGACAATGAAAATTCACCATGAGGGAAGTGCAGTTGTAGCAACTTTAAGTTATGAGCTTGCAGAACAAAAAGGAATAGAAGTTACAGTTCTTGCCAGAAATCATGGTTTCCCACTTGCAGTAAAAATAGAACAGGAATAAAATGAGTACATCAATAATGTTAGACATTGAAACTCTAGCCACAACTCCAGATGCAGTTGTTTTAAGTTTCGCAGCAGTAAAATTTAATGAATTTAATGCACAAGAAACTTATATAGATGAAATTAATGTAGCATTAGATGTGGACGAACAGATTAATTTAGGCAGAACAGTAAACCCTGAAACATTAAACTGGTGGGCGACTCAGCCTAAAGAAATTCAAGAAGCAGCATTCGCCGAAGATAGAATTTCCCTTAAGCAATTTACAAAATTACTTAATAAGTTTATAGTAGGTACAGATCGTATTTGGGCACAAGGTCCTGTGTTCGATATTGCAATTATGGAAAATCTTTATAGGCAATTATCTTTACCTATACCTTGGCAATATTATAATATTCGTGATAGCAGAACTATTATTAAAGCTTTGGGTTCTGAAATAAGACATGAGCGTATAAATGCACACGATGCATTATCTGATTGTAAATTCCAAGCAGGTTATATTAAAAAAATAGTTGCAAAATACAAATTGCAAACATTATAACCTTTTTTATAATAAATACTGCTATGACAATAGCAGAACTAAAGCAACTTGCGGGCATTAATAAAGGCCCTAAATTTAACCCTGAAGGTATTAATATAAGCCGTTCAGGTACAGAGCTGCGCCAACTTGAAAAAAAGTTAGGACTTAAACCAGGAGATAAGGATTGGTTCAAACTATGGTTTAGTAAACCTTATTGGACAGGGTTTCCAACTGGATTTAGAGGCAGAAAATAACTCCTATAAAAAAGGTTAAAATGAGAAATTTTATTAATTTAATAGAAAAAGAATTATATGAAAGTAGAGGGCTGGGTGCCAGAAAACCTGGTGAGGAATTTATAGGAGCAACTAATCCAGAACAAAAAATTTACTTTGACACTGTAACATTTTATCCAGTGGGCGGCGTTTCATATGATTCATATGAACAAATGGTAGAAGAACTAAAAAGAATAGTGACCAGTTATAAAGGTACTAGTATTGATTTAATTAAAAAATTCACTTTACAGGATAGAGCTTTTGGTATCGCAGAATTTACAGGTCCAAATAAAGAGAAATATGCTTGGGTAAAACCTTATAAGTCAGTAAAATTAGACCCAACACTAAACGACTGGAATAATCAAACAGGAATTCCAGGATTTAAGTACAATAGTAAAGCAGCAGCAAAAACGCAGGTTGGATTAACTCCTCAAGATATTTTAACAAAGCCTAGTGAGCTAACTAGACAAGATATAGTGGCACAAATAAGTGACAAATTTGGTGCAGATAGTCCGCTTACACTAGTAGCACAGGCAGTGGCATCTGGGCAACCTTTCCCAATTACAATAGCAGCAGTTCCTAGTATAGGATTTAGCGCATTTAGAGATTATTTCTGTGAGTTGTTACACCCAATGGCTTTACAGACAGGCAAAGTAACCGGAAATGCCCAACAGGCTGCAGCAAGATTTTTAGGCCCAAATGGCTTTGCAGATTGTTCCATTAATTTTGGTACAGATAAAACTGAAGGTCTTAGTGATAGTATTCTAATTAGCCAGGACGGTAAAAAAATAAAAGTGAGCAGTAAAGGCGCTACCGGAGCTGAGGCTAGTGTAAAAAATATTATAGATGTAATTAATGAACTTAAAGCCGCTAATCCACAATTAGCAAAAAAACATAAAAAAATAATTGATATAATTGATAAAGTGGTAGAAGGCAAACAGGCTAATGCACCTCTTAATTTAGGAATTGAATTTAATATCATTAGCGAGTCAGACGCCAATGCAATTAGACAAATGAAGAATATGGCACCCACAGATTTAAAAGCAGTAGATACTTTAGATATAAGTTCTAAACTGAAAAATCTCATGCTGCAAAGAGAAACAAAAGACAAGTCTAATGTTAACTTATACTTTCATTCTTTGGCAGCAGTGGCCCATAAAGTAGCTAAACACATAAACGAAAATACAAATTTTAGTGATGCAGCTAGTGAAATACTTAATAATGCAGCTTTAATACAGGTGTATACTATAGCACAAGAACAAACAGATAGGTGGACACTAAAAGAATTTAATAGTAAATGGCCCAGCAACGATACCACTGGTGTTTTGTTCAGTGCAGGGAAGACCTATTATAGTACAGGTATTAAAGGTAACTTTACATTCAAAATATTAAGAAACGGTGCAGTGCCTACCGAGGAAGATAATACTGAAATAGGAGATCTTCCTGAAAACCCCACAAAGTCTAATAAACAAACAGTTCCCTTAGATCTAAGGCCAACTGCAGTAAAAAATAAAGACAAAAAGGTTAATGTGGGGCGAGAAAAAAGATGAAAGCTATAGAAGTTACTGAAGCAAGTAAGGCCGAAAAAGATAGGCAAAGAAAGGCACAAGCAATACGCGATAGAGAGCGTGCTCAGTTCCAATTACAACAACAAGATTTAAGATTAAAACAAGCAATAGAATTAAGACGACAAGCTAAATTAAAACAACTTCAAGCAAAAATTACACCTAAACCAAGTCCTGAAAAAGAGACAGGCATTTTTAGCTCACCTGAATTTAGTGCATATAGAATAGATAATGATACAGAAAAAGGATTATATTTAAAATTTGAACCAATAGGTCAAAAATTATTTGTATATTGGACAACAAAATACAATAGAAACTTAGAAATTATATCTAAAACTACAGGTCTTTTTAAGCCTTTAGGCCAATTTACAGGTACAAGTAACGAAAATGTCTCTTTGATAAGACTAATTAACGAATTACTACCAAATGAAGAATATATACACATTATATTAGACAAAAATGTTATAAATTTATTTCCAGGTTTACAAAACTTTGCAAAGTATATTACTTACCTAAAGAAAAACACTCCTTTTGGCAAAAGGAAAGATGTTAATAACGAAATAGAAGAAACAGTCACTTTAGAAATAATTTAAAATTGATTAATAATAAGCTAATTGAATTCTATTTTGACCAATATATTTTATGGAGTTTAATGTTTTATTATTACCCTTTATATCAACTAGGCCAACAAGATGAATGGACTAAAATGGGTATAACTTTAAATGGTGCAAGGCCAATTAATTAAATAGCTACTTTTTATTAAAATAATTTTTGGTAAATAATTTATGGAGAAGAAGAATGAAACCAAAAATTACAAAATTCTTCTATTGTATTATAGTTGTGCCGTGTATAGTTGTGCCGTGTATAGTTTGGGCAGCACCCATTGCTGACTTTAGTTTTAAAAGTCCTAGTTTCAGTGGTATTGGTTATAGCAGTCATGTTTTAACCATTGAAAATCAAGAGGCTACAAGAAGAAAAACTGTAGCAGATAAAATTCAAGCAGAAATAGACAAAATTAAAACAGCTGAACAAAATAGTAATATCAATAAGTTTTTAAACAATTTAGAATCAAGGGTATATGCTCAAATAAGTCAAAATTTAGCCACTGCCATGTTTAAAGATGGAGGAGCTAATAGTGGTATCTTTACATTTGATGCAAGCACAAATACACAAATAGCTTGGGAGAAGAACAGTCTAGATGGCACTATTAAACTTACAGTTTCGGGACCAGGAGTCAATTCTGTAATTGTGGTACCGTTGGGGCAGTTCCAATTTTAGAATGCATGGACTATTAATTGTATTTTTATTATTTTTATCTGGTTGTGCTTTAAATCAAAGAACAGGTGATTCACAAACGAAACCAGAAATTTCAAAATCCATTATGCAAAGAGAATTGGAGAATGTTCCTTTACCTGCTAGTGGTAAACCAGTTAGTGTAGCAGTATACAGTTTTCAAGATAAAACTGGTCAAAGAAAACCACAAACCAATGTAGCTAGTTTAAGTTCTGCAGTTACACAAGGAGCAGAAGCTTTCTTAATTAAAGCTTTACAAGATGTTGGTAATGGTGCGTGGTTCGAAGTAGTGGAAAGAGTTGGACTAGACAATATTACAAAAGAGCGTCTAATTATAAGACAGATGAGAGAAGCTTATGAAGGCACTAATGCAAAGCCTTTAATGCCTATGCAATTTGCAGGAATTATAATAGAAGGCGGTATTATTGGCTACGATTCCAGCACAAAATCGGGCGGTGCAGGTGCTAGATGGCTAGGAATAGGCACCCAAACTCAATATAGTGAAGATGTGGTAACAGTAAGTCTTAGAGCAGTAAGCGTTAATACTGGTAAAGTATTGATAACTGTGACAGTGCAAAAAACTATTTTGAGCACAGCAGATAGTACAAGTATGCTGAAATTTTTTGATTTAGGGACACGAGCATTCGAAGCTGAAATGGGCTTAACCATAAACGAACCTGGTACTTATGCAGTAAAAACAGCAGTTGAAGCGGCTGTAATAGAATTGATAAAGGAGGGTCAACGCAAAGGGGTATGGAATTTCAAAGAACACAAACAAGGAACTGATTAAGGAAAAATTAACTTAATCTTAAACAAAGATGATGAAAATAACTAAGATATTGATTTCATTATTAACAACATTTGCTGCATTATCATTTGCTGCAGATAATAGTATATATATAGATCAAGCAGGCGATAATGCAACTATTACAATTTTGCAAGATGGCGCAAGTAATCGTGTGAGAGGCATTCAGGGTGTTGGTACTGGTAATACTACCCCTGCTAAAATTAATGGTGATGCAGTTAATATTGATATTCAACAGATCGGAAGTGGCAATATAGTAAACATGGGCATTGTTACTACAACAGCAAATGGAAGTAATCCCACAAGTCTTACATATGTTGTGACTGGCAGCAACTCTACAGCTACATTCGATCTTAATAATAGTGGTGCGGGCACAAATCAAAGTTCAACTTTAAACATATCACAAACAGGTGACGGTGGTATTACTAATTTAAACATTTTGGGCGCAAACAATACTATGACTTCTACGCAAAGTGGAGGTAACAACAACAAATTAGTTGCAACTATAAATGCAAATACCACTACAACTAATATTAGTCAAACAGGTGGCGGTGGCAATGAAACTACCCTAAATTTAACTGGAGATAAGGGCACTGTTAACATAACCACAGTAGGCGCAACTAATATTACAGGTATTACACAAACTGGCGGCGGAGCTAACGGGCATAACACAACATTAAACTATACTGGTTCAAGTAATAATACTACTATAAGTCAAACTGGCACCATAGATACTACAGTAAACTTGAAAAGTGTAGGATCAGGAAATACATTTACAATGACTACACATAATTAAATATGCGTATATGCAACCTAAGTGCCTTACTATTGCTGATTATATCCTGGAATTGCAATGCAGGGATAGGGCAAGTTACGGAACAACTGAACACTCCCGCTACCATACAACGCAAGAGCAACACATTACCGGGCACCAAGGGCCAACAAGTGGAAATGTCGGACTCGATAAGAACTCAACAGGGAAAGATAGGAATAACATTT